GGCCGATATTTCATTTATCCATAATAGTACCAGCCATTTGCGATTGAACCGTATATCTCGCGCTCATCAAAAAAAGGCAGGGCCTTTGCCCTGCCTTTGCTGTTTATGCAATAATTTTCATTTTCCATAACAAGAAGAATGCGGCAACGAAGAAAATGGCGGTCGCTATCCAAATTGCTTGTTTGGCAGATTTGTTTGTTCCAATCGTGCTGCATAGTACGGCGACCAAGAAGCTGATTCCACCCAGCGTAATGAAATTGTAAAGAGCAAATTCGGCACTGCTGCTTTCTCTGGAAAATAAGCCGATGTTTGTCGTTAAAAAGGAAAACAGGGCAACAAACACAGTTAAAATCACGAGGACGTTTGCATAGATGCTATGCTCCATGTTCTTTAGATCCTCGGTCTTCTTCTCAATCTCTTCTACTTGCTCCTTGTAGATTTCTGTATAATCGGCAAGCCCTTTGAAGTCGATCTCGCTTTGGAATGTCCCGTGATACGGCTCGTCAGGCTCTCCGCTTAACTGTTCGAAGACGATCATGGCGTATTTCTGCCCCTCGGACAGTTTGATTTCTCCGTTCGATACGTTTCTCAGCCGAAAGAACACCTTTGTAAAATGCCCGGGCTGATATACGGGCGATTCCAGCGATAGCCCCTGCCTTATTCTGCTGTTTTTCAGATAAACTCGCCCCAGCAGATTATCGGGCAGCCTAACCGCTTCTTTCGAAGCAACAAACACAGATTCCCCCGGCTTTAACGTAGCGGAACATTCCTCTTTCTGGTTAACCGCGAAATACTCCGTCCTCAAGTCGTACCCGATATTTGTAAGGCAATTTGCATCAAAGTTCTCGATAAGGCTATTGCTTTCCACCATCCTTGCGATGTCGTGATCTACAAGTACCATGGCAGTCTCCTCCTTTGAATAGTCGGATTCTACACCCTTTTTTGCAGCTTGTAAATAGGCGTTATTCAAAAAAACGGCGGTATGGACAGAATTCATACCGCCGCTTTGCCTTATCTCAGTCATCCAGCGTCGGCAGGCTCAGGCCTCGCGGCCCCGCCCTTTACTGTTCCGTTGTCTTGAAGTAATATTTTACATATTCCCGTTCGAGCAATTTGAAGTCGCAGCACACCCTTGTGAGAAACGGATTGCGCCCGCCTGTTGCGCCGTCGTATGTCTTTCTTGCGTGTCGGTATACGTCCTCTTTGTGGTCGTTGCAGAATTCCAGTTGATTCCGCAGCAGGTTCTTGTAGCGCTCGTCCGGCTCTTTTTCGATATCGAACGGGACGAGGAAAAAATCTTTCGCCGGAACCATATTGTTGAATCCGAGAATGCCATATTTCCCGCCGTCAATGCGCATAATATGTACATTGCTTTTCAGCTTTTCGTGGTTCGGCTTCGGCGATTCCATCGGGACGAAGTATTTGTGCCCGTTGATTTCCAGAACAACGCCGATGTAGGGGCGGCGTTCCCTTTTGTTAAACTGCACGCGGTGGTCCTTTTCGTGCAGAAATTCGATAAATCCGTCTCTGATTCTATATATTCTCAGCTTTTCCATGGCAATCTCTTTCTGTAAAAAAGCGGGGCAACTTGCGTTGACCCGCTTTTTAGCTCCTCACTTAAGGCAGAGGCTCTCCTCTTTTTTGGCTCCCCACTCAAGGTAGGGGTTCTCCTCTTTTTTAGCTCCTCACTTAAGGCAGAGGTTTTCCTCTTTGGGGGCGGCAAGAACTGGCGACCGGGTATTGTTCTTGTCAGCAGAGCGTCGCCCATGGGTCCCACTCTGTACTGTTATTATATGCGATTGTTTCAAAAAGTCAACATTTTGCGAACATTTCTTTTCCCAGTTGTTGCCAGTTACGGCCAGTTACGGCCAGTTGTAGCCGTTTTCGGACAAAAGGGCGAGGCCTCACGGCCCCGCCCTTCTCTTAATTCCACGGCATCTCGCCAAGGTCCTTCTCGCTGTACCCTCTGCTGAGATAGAGCAAGTCTTTCTGCTTCCGGCTCAGCGGCAGCTTATTGATCGCCTCGACGACCTTTTCTTTCTTGCTTCCGCTGACGGGATTTCCGTTCTCGTCCTTGTCGGCTTCCAGATCGGCCGTCGCGTCGTTGAAGTCTCTGATGGTCTCGTATGCTTTCTTGCGGCTCATGCCGCTGTCGACGAGCTCCTGGTAGAGCGTCGTCTGCGATGCGCTCAGCGCCTTGCCGCCTTCCGCCCAATACACGCGCGATTCGTTCAGCGCATTCTTCCCGAAAAGCGCCGCGCGCAGAGCTTCAAACGGATCTTCCATCGGCGGCTCCACCGGATATTGTAGGCGCTTGCTGCCGCCTGTGCCCTGATAGGACCCGCCGCGCGCCAGCGCTTCAATGCCCTGCGCCGTCTTCTCAAGCTGGCGGCCGCCCGGAAGCGTGTCGCCCGCGAGGCCCATTAACTGGCGGCCGACCTCGCTCCAAAAGTCGCCCGGACTGTCGAATTTTCCGGTTACCTGCTTTTTGAGCGTTTTGCCGATTCCCGTCGCCGTGCCCCACAGGTCCGGCATTGGCAGCGTCTCGTCGCCGAGACCCAGCAGGCCCGCCACGTTGCGCACATACGGTACATCGTTGCTGATGTTGTATAGCGTATCTTCCGCCGCCGACCAGCCGTCAAACTCGTCGTTCATGTCGTTTGGATCGGTGTCGAAAAGGCGCTCGCCGAAGATGTTTTCGGTCACATCGTCGGTGATCATCTTGAGCATGTCGCTCGAAGTCAATCCGTTGCCGGACGCAACGGCGTTCAGCCCCATGCCGAGGACGTCAAATGGCGCAGGCGTTCCGCCGTAGGCATCCTCATCCAGTCGGTTGAGCAGGAAAGCGAGCAGCATATAGGCAATGACGTCGCTTGCGAGCTTTTTTTTGGCCTTATCCTTACCGATCTTCGCGGCCATTTCCTTGAAGCCGGGGCCGAGCCTGTCCTGCGTGACGTGCTCGAATGTGTTCGCCGCCTCGACCTGGAACATGTTCAGCATTTGTGCGATAAGGTTTTTCGACTGGAACGTCAGCGGCACCGAGCCTTTCGAGCGCGTACCCATGATATCACGCGCCCAGCGGTCCGCCGCTTTCATCGCCTCCTTCGGGCTCTTGCCCGCGTCCAGCTCCATACGGTACTTGCCGCGCACGGCGATCGTGCTGACGAGAGTATCGACCTTTTCCAGCGGGCTGAATAGCTTTTCTATCGCTTTTTCACCCTTGGTGCTCTGGATATAGTCAATGCTGCTCTTCTCCGTCAGGAAGTCGCTCTCCCCGCGAAACGCGCTCATGCCGGTCGTCTTTCCTCTCATGATGTCGCCCACAGCGCGCCACGTATATTTTTGACCGAGTTCGGTTGCGATCATCGGCAGCTGCGCCGTCTGGTTCAGTGCCGACGAGAGGTTTCCTGCCACGTTCGCGCGGGCGAACATGCGGTTGAGCTTCTTCGCGCCGTTCAGCGCTTCGCGCCCGACTTCTCGCTCCATTGCGCGGTCCTCGAAGAGTTGCTTGCCCGCGAGCTTGTTCGCGTAGTCATCCATCCACGAAACAAGGTCGCTGAATTCGGTCGCGTCCTCGATGCTGCGGTACTTCTCGTCCGTATACTGTTCCATCAGGTTTGTCAGGTCCTCATAGCTCAGGAAGGTATCACCCGTGATCTTCTTTTTATCGCGCAAGTATTCTTCCTTCACATCCGCCGGAGCGTAGCGCATGGCCTCCATTTGGTCGATGTCCGCCTTCATCTCTTCCGGTGCGAATGTCGACCTCAGGTAGTTTGCCATCTGGCGCACGCGCATGATGTCGTCCGTGTGATACAGCACGTCGCTCGCATAGTCCACGTATGTCTCGAAGCCCTTGACGATATCGTAGTCCGTCTCATTGCCTCTGCGGTGCTGGAAGAACGGATTGTACCGCTTGTTCGGCTTGAAGGATTTCGTCAGACCTGCGATGCTCGTCGGCAGCTTGCCTACGCCAGAGCCGAGGTCGACGCCGATTGCCTTGAGCGCGCTCTCGAGCTTTCCGTTTGCCTCGCTCGTCTGGAAGTGCGGCGCGTAGCCTTTGATAAAGCCGATGGGCTCGTACCCGTGCGCTACAAGGAAGTCGTTGATCGCGGCATAGAGTTTGTCGTAGAGCTCTGTGTATTTCTCGATCGCGTTCTCAACCTTCGTGCGGTCGACGTTCTTTGCCGCCGCGTAGTCATCCTGCGTTTGCAGCCAGTCGGCATACTGCCGCGCCAGATCGCGCGAACCTTTGTCGAGGCTGAAATCCCGCGCGGCGTCTTTCATCTCCGCGCCGTTTTTCAGGTTTTCCGCCGCCGCTCTGATGCTTTCCGCCGCACCGGACTTTTCAACCAGCTCCTCGACGGTTCGTCCCTCTTTCAATCTCTGCGCAAAGGCGCTCTCGTCCTTGTTCAGCCCGCTTTTCTTGCCGTCCGCACCCTCGAAGGCACGAACCTCGTCAAACATGCGGTTGATGAAGCGCTTGCGCTCCTGCTCGTTCTCGTAGACCGGCTCGAAAACGGCCTCGTTGATCTGCTGGCCCTGCTTCCAGCCAAAAAGAGCGCGCATAATGCGCTGCGGCGTGCGATGGTAAAGCACAAGTCCTTTACTTGGGTCGAAGAGCTTGTTCAGGCCCTTTCGGTTGATCTCCGGCGCTTCTGTGCCGATGAGCTCGCGCGCCTGCTCGCGCAGTGCGTCGTTGATCTCGATGCGCTGCTGCTGCAAGAGCCCCGTCTTCGTCGCCTTTTGTGCCGTGTAATAGTCCACGAGCTCAAGCACGCGCGACTTTTTCACGCTGCGAGGGATATCTGCCATCGAGCGCTCGCCGTTTACAATGTCTCGCGCGATGGTCTTTTCCTGCCGCGTCGCGCCCAAGCGCTGCTCGGCGCGCTTCGTTGCGTTCTGGATGCTCTTTGCCGCCTTGTCATTGGCGATAAGCTGTTCTGCATTATGGTAAATGCCTGCGCTGTTCGCAATCTTCACTCCCAACTCGTCGAGCGCTTTTGTGCCCTTGAATTCGTCACGGCTCTTGACGCGCAGCCGCTCAGCCCGATCCGCCGCGCGCTGCTTGTCCAGCGCATCGAGATAGGCATCGTAGCTGTCGAAGCCGGATGGCTTGATGTTGTTCGTTGCCGCCGTCCGTGCGCGTTCGAGCTTTGTCTTCCACTCCGCAGGGATTGATCTATAATCTCCACGTTTACCGTCTCGCTCCGCCTTTTCATAGGATTGTTCCTGCTGTTCGGTCGGCTCGCCGCCTTCATCTTCCGCCGAGAAACGCACGTTCTTGATGCTGTTGATCTTATCAAGGCGGTCTGCGTCGTCTCCCGCGCGGTACTCCACGACGTTCATGCCCGCATCGCGCATCTCGCTCAAGAGGTCACCCGGCGCATCATCCGGCGCGACAACAGCAAGCGCTTCATCGAAGCCGACGACGCGCTGCGGCTTCGCCTCGTAGTACCCCGTCGGGATATTGGCTGCGCGGTCAATGAGCGCAAGGATGCTCTTGGCGTGCCCGTCGGATATGGCATAACCTTCCTTGCGGAACGCCGCCTTCACCGCCGCCGCAGTCTTCTTGCCTTTGGCCGCCTCTGCAATGATGCGGCTCAGGTTCTGCTCTTCCTCGAAGGTGTTGTCGAACCGGTGTTTTGTGGTACGCAGCAGATCGTCCGTCACCCGGTCAAGGTAGATGCCGAGGTCTCGCAGCGCCTTCTCGTGTTCCTCTTCGCTCACCGTGCGCAGTCTCGCCTCGTCCGCGTGCATCTCGTCCACGTTCCGATATTCCTGCGTGGCCGTCGCCGCCAGCGTCTCCGGCGTGATGCCGTATACATTTGCGCCCTTGGCCGCGGCCATATTCATTGCCTTCACGATGTTCTCGGCCGTGTAGTCCCAATGCGTCTCCGCAAAGCTGCGCCTGCCGCGGTCCGTCACGGCGTCCTTGCCGTTGTAGATGCCGCGCTCACCCAGCAGCCCCTCCAGCTGTGGCTGCACCCAGTCTTTCACCGTCCGCAGCGCATCGTTCCAGCTTCCGCCCGGTGCGATCATCTCCATCATCTTGGCCGCCGTGGCTTCCTTGTCGATCTCGCCCGCGCTTCCGCCGCTCTCATAGAACTCCTGCGTGCTCCGGATGAAGTCCTCCACCCGGTTAGGGAACACGTTGTTCTTCATGTAGTAGTCGATGCGCTTCTCCTTGGATTCCGGTCTGCGGTTCAGGAAGTTGGCGTGTTCCTCTGCATAGACCTCCCGGATGGCCTGTTCCGCCGGTTTCATCTCTTCCGCCGTCAGGCGCTCGCCGGTCATCAGCTTCACCGCCAGTCGCGCCACTTCCTGTTCGCCCACCGTGTCAAGGTATCTCCGGATGGTCGCGTTGCTGAAGAAACGGTCGAACTGCTTGTCACGGTACACCGGTTCAAGGCTCTTGCCCTCGCTCTGAAGGAATGCCGCCTGCACCTCCGGATGGTTCGCCAGCTTGTCGGCGATCTCTTCCGGCTCCCATCTGGTCTCATTCTCCAATCCGATCTTGCCCAGCGTGCCGCTGCCTTGGAAAACGCCGCCCGCAAACTGGCTGGACAGGTTCTTGATGTTCTCATCGAACGCCCGCCGCGCCTCGTAGTTTACGCCGCGCTCCACTATGGCGTTATCGTGCGTCGGCGTCCATGCGTCGCCGCCGTAGACCTTGTTCTTGCTGCTTCTCTGCGGGTCGATGGTCTCGCGCGGGAAGACGGCGGAATACTCGCCATAGTTTGTGTGCCCGTCTTTCGCCTTGACAATGGCAATAGAGGGCGCGGGCCATGCGCCGATGTCGAGCGTACGTCGCAGCTTCTCCTCGGTCATGTTGTGCATGGCGACGAGCGTCTTCGTCTCCTCGACCGGCTCATCCAACGAAAAGCGCGTCTTCGGCTTGACGTTCCCGCCGCCGTCTGATACACTGCTGTCATCGAGCTTAGCCTTTGCTCGCAGCTCCGAGGACTTTAATACTCGGTTGCCAGGCGGCATTTGGCTTGGCTCGTTTTCTTCGCCCATGATCTGCCTGTGGATCTCGTCGCCCAACGTCGGCGACTTGACATTTTCGCTTTCATCTGCTATTCTCTTTTCGGAGAAATTGCGTGATGTTGAGCGAGCCCCTCCGGTAACGGCTGAGGGCACGACGCCGCCGGTAATTTCTCCGGCTTTTGCCTCGGATTGAGTATCACCCGCCGTCGGCTCCTGATAACGGGAGCGCTGGCTATCGCCAGCAGCGGTATGCTCGCCGGGGCTTTTTGCTTTGTCGACCAGCCGAATGTTATTGATGTCGTACAAGATCTTGCGGTCCCGTCCATCTGCAATGTTCAGCGTTGCCTCGTAAATATTTCCGGATCGGTCTTGCAGATATGTCTTTCTGTATTCCCATCCGTTTTCATCCATCCACTGATGATTATGTTCATCGGTGGAATTTTCATATCTGGACGTCGTTAGCGCTTCATCCAGGTGGACGACTGCAAGGCTGCGGATATTGTCTCCCGTGCTTCTCGCCAGCTTGTCGATAACCTTGTGGCTGTTTTTCGCGCCGTCTTTCTGCACGCGGTCGTTTGTGCGGGCAAGATAGATCGTTTCTGGCTTTCCGGCTGCATCGTATGCCGTCAGCTCCATTCCTGCCATATTGTTATAGACGTATTGGCCGAGCGTCTTGCCCCAGTCTCTCGGGCGGATTCCATCGAAGAGGTTAGTGTCGAGCATGACGCCCTTGCCGTATGTACCGTTTTCCCCTTCGACCTCTTCGAGCACGCTGAACTTCTCAGGCGGCCCTCTCCTGCGTTCCGTCGCCGCCGCGGTCTCGCGGCCCTGCTCCGCCGCGCTCGTCGCGCGTTCTCTCTGTAAGGTGCTTTTGCTTTCCTGCCCACTCTGCGACAGTGCGTCTTCTGCCTCTCGGTTGAATCGGCTCGCCTTTTCGTCATACTGGTCGATCTCGGCATAGGCGTCGCCCATGATCTCTTCCCATACGTATAGCTCGATATCGCTCTCGCTCATTCCCGCGTAGTTGTCGGTCAGCGCTGCGTAGCGCTCGAAGTAAGCGTCGTACACCTTGCCCCACTCTTCGCTGCTATACCGGCTCTGAACGTCGCGCATAAACGTCCTGACGTTCTCGCGCCTTGCCACTTCGGCCAGATAATGCGCTGTTTCATGCTCGATCGTCTCGCTCACGCTGCGCTGCACTGAACCGGCATTGACGAAAATCTCGCCCGTGTCGGCGTTGAACGCGCCGAAAATTCTGCCGGTTTTCCCGTCCTTTTCAACCTTGATGACGCCCAGCAGCGCCGTCACTTTTTTCACGCCCTTGGACTTTGCCCAGTCCGCCGCGCCGATAAGCTCCTGGTCCCAGTCCGCCTCGTCAAAGATGGTGACGGTGTTATCGCCGCTTGCGCCGTTCGGCACGTTGGCCTCCCGCGGGCTGATGAATTGTGAGATACCGGATGCCGCAAGCCGCTGTTGTACCGTTAGCGCGTTTCCGTCTTCTCCGCCGACGTTCCGTACTTCTCGAGGAATGCGCTCAGATTCTCTTCCGTTACCCCGGCGCTCTCCCCGTTCGGCAGCTCCATCAGATAGTGCACGCGCTGCGTTTGCCTCGCCTGGTGTGCCTCTTTCGGCAGCGTCGGCAAACTCAGTCCCCGCGGCATCGTTCCGTGTTTCTTGTCCTGCATTGTCAATTCCTCCGTTCTGCCCCTCCGGCATGTCATAGATCGGGAGCTCTTCGTGTGTCCGCTCGCTCATGTCCGCGCCGGGGATGGCTTTCTTTGCTGCAATGTATGCTTCGTTCGGCGCGATGCGCTGTCCGTGGATATCAGTATACCCGTTTGTCAGCATGTCGTCCAGCAGCAGCTCCACGCGCTTCGCCGCCGCGAAGTTTTCCTGCCCGTGGTTGTGGATGATCGCACTCAGCGAGCGGTCGATGTCATCGTAGCGCACGCCCTCGTCATCCAGCAGCCGTGCGATGCGCTCGCTCACGCCGCGCTTGGTGCGGATGTATTCGTCGTCGCCCGCCTCGCGGCTCGTCCGGCGGATGAGCTCGCCGCCCTTCTGGGCGAAGCTCATCTCCTCCTGCAAGACCGCCGCCGCGTCCGCGTAATAGCTGTGCAGCTCGGGGTGGTCGAACTGGAAGGCGTTCACGCTCCGCTCGCCCACGCTCGCGCTGTCGCGCCGGTCGATGTGCTGATCCTCATTCACGCGATAGATATTGTGCTCTGCATCCACGGCCAGCGTGCCGTCGTTGATCTTCTGAGATACCTGCTGCACGTTCTCCTGCGTCGTGTACTTGTCGAGCGCGACGCGCTTGCCCGCGTCCAGCGCGTCCGCTTTGCCCTCTGCCACGCCCTGTGCGGCGTTCTGCTGTGTTGGCGTCAAATGACCCTCGCCCGTGCCCTGCGCGCTCTCAGGCGTCACCGCAGACTGTGCGGGCATGGTGTTCTGCTGCCGGGCGGTTGGCGTGGCCGCAGGCGTGCTGTTCTGCATCACCGCCGCGGCACCCGGCGCGCGCGGAGAGATCGGCGCTGTCGTTTCCGGCGTTGCCGTCTTCTCCTGTGCCGCTGTGGTGTTCGGTTTGGTGCCCTCAATCTTTGGCATCTCCGTGTGGCTGTCGTAGTAACCGCGGTTCCTGATGGCGTCCACGCCGCCGCCCAGCCCGCCGAGAATGCCTCCGACAAGGAAGTCGTTCAGCACTTCCGCCGCTTCCAGCTCGCTATAGCTCCCGCCAACCGTCCTTCCGTTATAGATCGTCTGCAAGGCAGGCTGTACAAGGTCTTCAAGGACCTCTTCGCCGCCTTCTTCAAGGAACGACAGTACGAGCTTTCCCGCCGCGCTGTTGTTCAGTCCCTTCACGCTTCGTTCAATGACGTTATCCAAGAAGCCCTTGCCGAACATCTTCTTGAACGGCGTCGCCGCATTGCCGATTTTCTCCGTCGCCACGCTCAGCGCGCCGCTTAATGTGCCGTATCGGACCTGCTGCTCGTGTGTCGCGCCCTGTCGGCGCGCCTCTTGCGCGCTACTGCCCGCGCCGCGAATGAACATCGGGATAAGCGCGACCCCGCCTGTCAGGGCGCTCGCCGCAGCATCCGCGCCCATTTGCGCGCCCGCGACACTCGCATCGATGGCGAGCTGCCCGACCTTGCCGAGCCCGCTTTTCGCCTTTTCGATGTTCCTCGCGCCACTGTCGGCCATTTTGTCGGCCGCCTTATAAATTTCATTTGCAGCCTGATCTGCAACGCCGCCCTCGTTATACGCTTGCCGGTATGCCGCCTTTCTGGCTTCCAGCGTCTCGATGACGGTGCGTGCAGTCTCGCGCTCGCTTTCCGTTGCACTCGGATCGGACAAAACGCTTTTCTGTGCGGCGATGTCCTGGTCCCACAAGGCGATTTCTTTCTCCATGTCTGCGCGCTGCTGCATGTTCGCGCCGATCTGCCGCTCGCCCGCAATGTTCGCAAGCCCCGCGCCGTAGGTCTTCGCCGCGCCCTTGAGCGTATTGCCGACACGCTCGCCGAGCGTCTGTTTTTTCGGCTCTTCTGCGGCCTTTTTCATTGCCTCTGGGCTCTGGTACTTCTTCGCGCTCTGCTGCTGTAAGGCGTCCTGCATCAGCCCTTGCATGATGGCGCTCTGTACGTCCGGCGTCACGACATTCTCCTGCTGGCGGAACATCGGGCTCGACGCGCGGCGATCCGTCGCCGACGCTTTCAAAATGGCCTCGTCCAGTGCCTTTTGATATGGCGTTGTCTGAATGAAGCCCTGTTTTTTTATGCCGTTCGGAAACGCAATGCTGACGCCTCCGCCGGTCTTCTTGTTAGGGGAAACCGGCGCAGTTTTCCCCTGCGCCGGTTTATTGTTGAATGTTACCTTAACCACTGATGCTTCCTCCGTAGCTCTCGACGAGCGCCCTGACCTTCTGCTTCTGCTCATTGCTTAGCTTGTCCCAGAAGGATTGAATTCCGCCGATGGCGTTATCTGTCTTGCCCTGCTCGAGCATCGTGCGCAAACTGCTCATGGCCGCGTTGAAATAGGCTCCGTTATAGTCGCCGTCATACATCCATGCATGGTTGGGGTTGTAGCCGTAGGCATTTTTTAAATACTCATCGTTGTACCCGGCATCATAAAATGCCTGACGAACTTCTGCGCTGAAAATGCCCTGCTTTGCCATGTCTTTGGCCGTGCTCAGCTTCATCGAACTTTCGTTGCCCCCATCGTTTCCGCCGGACCGCCTCGTGGTCCCGCCGCTTCTGCCGCTCGTCTTCGCCGCGGCCTGCGCCGCCTGCTGCTTGTAGTAGTTCTCGAGCGCCTTGACGTACTCGCTCTCGTACCCGCTCTTGCCGATGAGCCCCGCGCTCGGCGACACGCCCGCTTGCAGCATCGCGTCAACCTGCGACCGGCTGAGCTCCTGGTCCTGCTGCTGCTTTTCCCTGATCTCGTCCAGCACGCCGAGATAGCGGTTGTACTCCGTGTTGTCCTGCCCCTGCAAACCGCCGAGGTAGTCCTGCAAGCGGCCGTACTCGCCGAGGTAGTTGTTGTAGTCGAAGTTCCTGTCGGTGTTGAACTGGTTCAGCCGGTCGAGATACTTTGCGTAGTCCAGCTGCTCCTGCTGGTTCACCGCGTTCAGGTCGCTCAGCTTCATCTGGTAGTCCTTGAGATACCGCTCGTATGCCTGCTGATAGAGCGTCGGGATCACGTCGGAGAGCTTCGTCGCGTAGTAGTCGCCCGCCTGCGTCGCCGCGTTCACGGCGAACGAGCTCGGCCGCCCGCCGCTCGCGGCGCTTGCTTTCGCCAGTGCGTCCGCCGTCGCCCGCTCGCCCTCGCGCAGATACGTCTTTTTGTAGCTGCTGTACTGCGGATCCGTCTCCTTGCTCCACGAGAACGGATCTCGCTTGAGCGCCGCGTCCAAAAGCTCCTGCTGCTTCTGCTGGAAGCGGTTTTCGTAGCTCGGCGCGCTGTCGTATGTAAACGGCTTGAACGAGCCGATCTTGTCGAGCGTCTCGTCGATCTTCGGCGCGTACTTGCCGTCGCTCACGTACTGGCTGCCATCCGCGCCGGCAGTGTAGTTGCCGTAGCTGCTGCGCAGCTGGTTCGCCTTGGCGTTGATGAGCGCGCGCTGCTCCGCCGTCGTCGCGCCTGCGTACTGCTTCTTGAGGTCGAGCACGCTCATGCCGAACTCAGGGTACTTTTTCGCAAGGTCGAGATCGTACTGCGAAAAATTCACATTGCTGCCGCTTGCCGCCTTTTGAAAGTCATCGTATGTATACGCCATTTTCTTCTCCTCTCTGCTTGAATTTTCACTGTGGGCCGCGCGTGCTCTTGAGCTCGCTGCCCGCGTAATACTCGCGGTTCATCGAATAGACGCGGCACTCGCCCTTGCCCTCGATGCGGATGCGGTAATGGTCCGCGCGCCGCGGCACGATGGGCAGGTAATAGCTGCGCTTTCGTTCCGGTTTCAGCGTTTGCCCGGCCTGCACCCACTTCCCGTCGGAATCAAACTGCATCAGCACCTTTGCTTCGGCCCCCGCCGCGACCTCGATGCGCACCCACAGCTTGGCGATGCTCTTCTTCACGCCGTCGTAGCTTGTTGACTGGCTCGAGCCCTTTTCCGTGAAGTCGCCCGTCTCAGCGAACCACGTGAAGTCTTCCTCGTCCGTGCAGCCCTCCGGCGCGTCGAGGATGTTGCCCGTCAGCGCGATCTCGCCCTCCGCCGTCAGGAAATAGGTGTTCCCCTGATAACGGCAGAAGTGCGTCGCGTGCGTCTTGTCCTCGATGTGCCACATGCCCTTGCGCGTGTCGTAGACGTATAGCTTCCAGTCCCCCGCCTCATCCTGCGCGCTCAGGTAGTATTTGAGGCCGTCGCTCCCCGCGCGTCCGTTCCGCAGCCTCGTCATGCCGAAGGCGTCGTGCAGGCTTTGCGGGATGCCGCCCGAGTAGATCATCACGCCGGAATTGGAGAGGTACAGCAGCCGCTCGCCCGCGATGGCGAGGCTTCCGCCGCAGCCCTTGGCGACGCCCAGCGTGGCCGAGCCCATCACCTCAAAGTTGGACGGAATACTGCCGTACACCTTGTAGATGTGGTCCTCCTTGAAGAACACCGGATAGCCGAGGAAACTCACGCACCCCGTGAAGTCACCCGCGCTGCCCGTGTCCACGGCGTAGCTGTCGGTCTCAAGGCCCTCGAACACGTTCCAGTTGAAGGGGTCGCCGAGCTTGCTTGCGTAGATCGTCCGGCCGTCGCAGCCCCACAGCCGGTTTTCGTTCTCACACAGGTATTCTAAGTCCGGCACCGTGCGCCGAACCGTCAAGTTTCCTGTCTCCGTGTACTCTGTCGTGCCGTTATCGCCGTCCAGCTTGAAGACGTTTTCGTAGAAATACATCTTGTCGCCGTCAATCTCGCGGATCACCGGCGTCTTGTTGTTCTCCGTGTGCTTCGTGCAGCCGGAGATCGTCACCGCGTCACCCGCCTTGAAGTAGTCGCTCCATGCGACGCCGCTGCACTGAATGGTGTTCGCCTCCGCGGCCTCTTCATAGAGTTTGCCGTTCGTGAACGTCAGGCTATTGCCGCTCCACGTGCTCTCAAGGCTGCCGAACTCGCCTGATACCGTGTTGTAATACGCCTTGTCCGGCAGGATGATGATATAGGCCCCGATGGCGGCGAAGCGCTTCTCGCCCGCCGTCACGTCGCCTTTTTTCGCGCCGCCGTAGTAGAAGGCCGTGCCCTCCACCCACGCCAGCGCGTCCCACGCAAAAAGCCCGCCCGGACTGACAAGATTCTTGTAAATTTTGCGTTTTGCGCGCGTCGAAAGCACAGGATAATAGTCACTCGTCAGGTTTTGCATGTCCCACAGCCCGCCGTCCCCTGCACCCAGGTTGTGGTCAAGGCCGTAGAATTGCAGCTGCCCGCGCTTGCCGATGCCGTCGGCATACGGGACCTCCGGCAGCTTCATTTGGCCTCACCGGCCTTTTTCGGCTCTGCCGCCTGCTTGTCCTGCGCGTTGCCCTGCGTCGGCTCTTCCGCCGCATCGCAGATCGTCACGATATTGCGAAGCGACTGGCGCACCGCTGCCACCACATCGACGGCGTCGCCGTTGACGTTCAAAATGCCGATCAGGCGCATCGCGTGCGCCGCTTCCTGCTTGATCTTTTCATTCATGCTCTTTACCTCCAATTGGGTTGCGAATAGCTCCCGTAATTGTTGACCGGTCGAACCGATAGCCAATTTGTGTTGTAATACGTCCCAATGTTAACGATCGCGCGGTATCTCTTCCAGTTCGGATAGGCATACGTCCCGACATTGATGACCGCCTTCGCGCTGCTTCCGCCGCCACCGCCGCCGCTGTACGTTGTGACGGTACCCTCGTCGTAGTAATCCGATACGATCCAGTCGCCGCCCCAATAATAGAGGTTACACACCCACTCGTATGTCGTCCCCGGCGATAGCCCCGTGATCGTGCCGACGAATGTGCTCTCCCCGCCGCCGACCTCGCTCGAATCGAACGAGAACGTCCCGACGCCCGTGATGCGGATGTCGATTGAGCGCTTATACGTGTAATCATCCGAGCCGCCAGTAAACCGTGCGTAGACGCTGAGCTGTGTCCCGTCTCCGTCGACCGGTGACAGCGTACAATAAAAGCTCGCCATGCCTTACTCCTCGATGAAAAACACCGTGCCATACGGCGCGTGGCTCGGCGGCGAAGCGCCGAATGTGTAGTTGCCGCTCAGCACCAGATAGCCGCCGCCGAGCGAGACGACAGGGTAGTCGCTGGCATCGTCTTTTCCGATCAATGCAAACGGCCCCAGCTCGGATTCAAGAAAGATATTTCCCGCTGCGTGCATCTTCATGCCACCATAGGTCGCCGTCAGACCGACGCCGACCTGCCCCGTGCCCGTGTAGGCAAGATCCATGCTGCCGACAGGGGTATCTCCGGCCAGCAGGCTCACGCTCCCGCCGCGCAGCGCGCCCGCCGTCAGCGTGCCATAGATGTTCACCGCATCCACGCACAGATCAATGCTGCCCGTGCTCGCCACCTGCACGCCGTTGTAATTGAGCTTGAAGATCGTTCCGTTCTCGCCGCTCGTCGCGCCCAGCGTGAAGCCGGTCGCGCTCTGGTCAAAGATGCTCTGCGCCTGCGTCGCGTCGATCTTGGTGCTCACCGTCGCGCGGATGCCGTTCACGTCCGCCGTCAGGTTCGTCACGCTGCCGTTCAGGTTCGAAATGCTCGCCGAAAGGCCCTGCGCCGTCGCTTGCAGCTGCGTGATGTTGCCCTCGGCGTCGCCGATGCGCGCCGCCAGCCCCTCAGCCACGAGCGCGACCTGCGTGATGTTTCCCTCCGCGTCCTTGATCTCGCCGTAGATGGGATCGGTGATCTGCTTGACGAACTCGTCCGTCGCCGTCTTGTTCATGTTGGAAAGGTCTAAGTTGTGCAGCGTGTAGCGCAGCTGCTCGACGAGCATGAAGAGGTAGTCCTGCATCGTCTCGACCTTGTCGTTCACGCTCTCTTTCTGCGTGAACGACGGGAAATTCGTGTCGATGTATAGCCAGTTGGAAGGCATACTTCCTCCCCTCCTTTCTTCTCGGGCGGGAGAGCTGCACGCCCTCCCGCCCCGTGCTTCACTTCATCGTCGCGAGCTTCCGGACAAGGTCGTCGCCGTACTGATACGCCGAGAGGTAATCCATCGTGCCGTCCGTCAGCCCCGCGCGCTTCTGAAGCTGCGCGCGGTAGTCCGGCCCCGCAAGCCTGCTCTTGAACTCCTTTTCCCACTTGCCCGCGTTCTCCTTGCCCGACCAGTACGCCGGGCAGAGCTTGCCCGTCACGTCGAAATGGCGGATCACGTTGCTCGCGGGGATGCTGTACTTCTTCATCAGAGCTTTCGTCAGCTCAAGTGCCTGCGCGACGGTCTTCGCGCCCGGCGCGTATACGCCGTTCTTGACCGCGTCGCACAGCTCAATGCTGATACTGTTGGCGTTCTTGCACTTTCCGTACATCGTCCCGCCGCCGGTCTGCGCGCAGCTCGGATACTTGTTGCCGCCGACCGCCCACGCGATGCGCAGGTCGTCCACGCTCTGCACGATCTCTTTCTCGTCCACGAAGTAGTGCGCGCTGGTCTTCACGACGTTGCCCGCGTAATACTTCGCGTTGTTCATCGCCGTGTCGCCGTCGTTGCCGGTGTAGTGGATGACGATGTAGCGGATGCCGCTCGCCGCGCGCGTGCCGCCGACGTTCCCCGCGTTCGCGGGATATTTGCGGATATTCACACCGCTCACTCTCCCTTCGCGCTGCCCGCGGCGTTCTGTGTGCCGAAGTAGAACGCGATCACCATGAGGTACACGGTGTTAAACTCCTGCGTGACCGCGCCGCGCACCGTCAGGATGCAGAAGGTCGCCGTCAGCGCGATCGTCACAAGGCTCTTCACGCTGAGAAGGTTCGCAATTCTTTTGTTCAGTAATTCATTCATAAAACCGTATCGTCCTTTCTGAAAATCTTGATGCCCGCCACCACGACGAGCTCCGTTGTCCACGCCTTGAACCATCGTTCCGTCAGCACGTCGGGCGGCGGAACACCGAGCGCCGTCATGGTAAGCGAGGCGACGGTGTACCACGTCAGGCTGAAAATGGCGATGGATATGTACTTGTCCCGCTTTTTCATCTTGTCCCAGCGGGCTTTCAGCGCTTTCATGCTGCCGCCCCGTTATCGAGGATGGAGTGAATTCCCCGCTCGGCCAAAAATTCTTTTTGCTTGTGCTTCACTTCGGCGGCGTAGTCCAGTGCGGCGTGCATGTCCCCGTTACAGTGCGCGTCCGGAATGCGCTGCATCGCCTTCGCCGTCGCCTCGCCCAGCGCAATGGCAGCCCAGCTGCCCTCGATGAGCTTGAGCATCAGCTGCTCCTGCATCTTCTGCTGCTCGGCAGCCTTTTCGCGCTCCTTCTTGTCGCGTCGGCGGTCGCGGGCGGCGATGGCCTCGATGAGTGCCACCACGACCGCCGCTGCGGCGGAAATCAACGCCGCCGTCATACCGTCGCCTCCTTAAAATACTGTCCAACCAGCTCGTGAGGAAGATACTGGAGAGTGATTTTGTTACCGGACTGCTCACCGATACGCTCGCACTTGTACAGCTTAGTGTCCTCGGGGTCTTTGTAATAAAGACCATAGGTGTACTCCATACCACGAGCAGCCGGAATCGGGTCATCCTGCGTGCCCGCGTGGTCGACGTTGATGATCGTCCACATGGCAGGGGTGGAGTGCGGCGGCCAGTTCTCTTGCGTGGTGTGGCCCTGACCTTTGTTGACGCGGTAGACGTGCAGCACGCCGCTTTCGTCCGTATCGCTGCGGCGGTCGCCGGGCTTGACGGTCTCGCCGATGTGATCCGCCCAGCGCGGGAACAGCTCAACCGCCGTTGCCGCGTCGCTGTCCGGCAGGCTCGTTGCCGCCGCCTCGATCATCGGTCGCAGCTTTGCCGCGCGCTGCGGCGTGATGCTCTGGCCGACCAGCGCCGTTACGGTCGCCGCCGAAAGCTCGGATTCCGTGGGCTTGCCCATCTTGATAGACACCGTACCGTCGCGATGGTCAGTGATGTCACCCGCGATGCTGTACTCGCTGTTGTCATACTCGTTGACGACCTCTTTGGTCTCGCCCGTGGGATGGCCTTGCTCGTCCAGTACATCCACCATGTCGCGCTGGACGATGATCCACGGGGTATTGTCAGGCAGCAGCGCCGCCGCCTGCGCGTAGAGCATGGTGAGCGCGATGGTCTTTGTGTCGCGCTCGCCCCACGTACGGTCTTTGGGGTTGCCGTTGATCTCTGCGGGGTATTCGGTGTTGTTGACTTTGATGTAAGTCATGTGTTATCACTCCTTTTATAATTAAAAGCAGAAGCCGAAGGCCACGCCATACGCACTGCTCGCGCCGCTGCGGGAGGCCCTGCCGTCGCTGCGGACAATGCAGAAATTCGTGGAGTCGCTGCCATACGGAGAGCGCTCCCACCAGTAGCTCGCGCTGCCGTTATACTTCTTCACCTTGCTGTTGCCCGCCTTGTAGTAGTCGTACTGCGTGCCCTCGCCTCTCTTGGAATAGCTGACTCTGCCGAAAATCTCGATCTCGCTCAGCAGAAACAGCTTGTCCGCCGTGGTGTTGATGGTCCCGCTCTGGCTGCCCGCCGAGGTCAGCTTGTTCACCTCGCGGATGCCATTCTGCACCTCCGTCGGCATCCCGGCGAGGATGATAGGCATGTACGTTTGCCGCATGTAACAGCTTTTCCAACCGCCTCCGTTGGTGCTACTATCGTTTATCCAATACTTCCTGTAGCAGTCATGCAGCTGGAAGGTTAGCGGAGCCTTACCCGATCTGTCTGAATAGTCGTCGTGGTTCTTGCCGATGATGTCGATTTGGTAGTCCACACCGCCGATAGTCATGGGCTTGCTGTTGCCCACCGCCCAAGCGCTCGGCGCGCTGCCGCTATGGCACGCCGCGATAATCTGCTCCCACGTGTTGTTGGCAAACACAGGGTCGTAGGACGGCCCAAACGTGATGTCATATCCCGTCCCACCGATAAGCGTCCTGCCCTTCTTGATGCTGTACGCAGTGCCGTTGACGAGGCATTTCCCGCCCTTCACTTCGTAGGCCGTGCCATTGACGAGGGTTTTATGGCTCATGCGCGCACCTCCACAGGCAGCCCGCGCAGCCGCGCGTACTCGGTCACGGCGTAGTGCAGCGGCGTACCTTCCTTGAAAACGTACATAGCCTTGACCCTGCGCTTCTCGCCGCGCTCGTCTTTGATGTAAATCTCCATCTTCGCCCCTCCTTAGCCGTACACCCAGTTGATCGCGTAGTTCTCAGTGGGCTGGGTCTCCGTGCTCACGAGCGTCTGCTTAACGATGTTGCCGCTTGCGATATAGTCGCTGCCACGCGTCGCCGCCACCAGTCCGCCCGAGCCATTGCCCTTGAGGATGTTGGTCGTGGATGGAACTGTCGGCACGCTCACCGTGACCGCGCCCGTCTTACCATTGACCGACGTGACAGGATACGGTGGCGGATTGCTTGCGCTGTACTGCTTGACGTTGTCCACATTGCCGAGGCCTACATCTCCCTTTGCAAGGCTCACCGCGCCTGTCTTGCTGTTGACGCTTGTAACCGGAGCGCTCTGCAACGCGCTGTCAGCCTTGCCTAAGCTCGTCTGTACGTCGCTTGCAAGGTCGGATTTTGCCACCGTCGACTTAAAGGCCAGAATGCCGAGGTCGGCGAACCACTTGGCAACCTTGCCGAACAGCACGGAGAGCTTTTCGCCCGTCGCAATGTTTGCTCTGGTGGAAGCCGCCGTGAACGCCGCCGTGACGTTGCTGCCGTCGCCGGTCTTATCCAGCTTGCCGGAGACATCGACCTTCTTCGCCGCTTCCGCCGCAATCTCGTTGACGTCGGTAGGTGTGAAGTAGTCCGTGCCCTTCACCGGCGTTTTGCCGTCTGCGCCAGCTGGACCAGTCTCTCCCTGCGGACCCCTTGGCCCCTCTGGGCCGGTATCTCCCTTCGCGCCGTCAGCACCGGCAGGCCCCCGTGCGCCCGTGTCGCCCTTCGGACCCTTGAGGTTCACGGTCTTCGGATTCGCCTTGCCGCCGTCGTTCGTCCACGACAGGTCGCCGTCGTCGCTCATGCTCGGCGTGAACGTCACGCCGTCGCGTCCGTTTGTCCCGTCTTTACCCGGCGCACCGTCTGCGCCGTCTTTCCCGGGCAGGCCGTCCGCGCCCTTTGCGCCGTCCTTTCCGGGGTCTCCCTTCGGTCCCTGAATTCCCTGCGGCCCGCGCTCGCCGGTCTCACCCTTCGCGCCCTGCAAGGGGCCGTTGTTGATGAACTCGCCGGTAATGCCGTCGAAAATGTATATGTCGTAGGGCTCTTCCGTGCCCACGCCGTAAGCATCGCCCGCCGCTGCGGTCGCTTTCTGCGCGGCATCCAGCGCAGCCTTTGTGCCGTAGTAGCCCAGCACCTTAAAGCCGCTGCCGGTCTCCCCCTTGGGGCCAGCGGGGCCCTGCTCGCCTTGCGGGCCAGTCTTCCCCTGCGGGCCCTGTTCGCCCTGCGGGCCGCGCGGGCCTTCGGGTCCGGTCGGTCCGGTCGCGCCGGTGTCACCTTTCTCTCCTTTTGGTCCGGTATCGCCCTTGTCTCCTTTCAGCGCGGCAAGCTGCGCCGCCGTAAAGTCGGAATAGGTAAAGGCATCGCCCTTGTCTCCCTTTGCACCTTTCGGACCAGCGGGGCCGGTCTCGCCTTGAATACCCTGCTCTCCCTGCGGGCCGCGGGGGCCGGTTTCACCTTTGGGGCCCTGCGGCCCCGTCGCACCGGTTGCGCCGGTCTCTCCCTTGGGTCCCTGTGCGCCGGTTGCACCCGTGTCTCCTTTGGGGCCGGTTGCGCCTGTGTCGCCCTTGGGGCCCTGCTCGCCGGTATCTCCCTTGGGGCCGACTTCACCCTGCGGCCCGGTCGCGGCAACGCCCGTGTCGGCAAAAGCGCCCGCCGTGGCGTCCCACTTGAACCAGTTGCCCGTGGTCTCGTCGACGTATGGCATCTTGGAAACCGCCGTCTCCGCATCCGCCGCCGCCTGCAAAACCTCGTCGACCCAGCTTTGATAGGCTGCGGGCGGCTCGGTCGTGCCGTTTGCGCTCAGCGACGGCTCGACCACCGTGCGCCACGTCCGGCTCTTGGCGATCGCGCCGCCCACGGTGTAGGTGAGCTCGGCCATGCCCTCGCCTGCCTTTGCGGTGTCGGCGTTGCTCAGCGTCCAGATCACGTCACCGTTCTCGCTCTTAAGGCTCGCTGGATACGGCACGCTGTCACCCTCACGCAGCACCGTCAGCGCGAAGACGCCCTCGCCGTACAGCCGCGCCCAACTGTCCGCAAGGCCGCGCCAGACGATCCTCTGCGCCTCGTTCTCGCCCTGATGGCCCAGCGGCAGATACGGCAGCTCGCGCACTTCGATCTCTCTCATACGATCTCGTACCCCCTCTCGTAGCCCTGCGCCGGTTCATGCGTCCTGCCCCAGTAGCGGGCAAAGTTGCCGTAGGCCTCGTTATAGAGCTGGCTCGAATCGGCATAGCGGCTGTACTCGCCGTTCTCCGCGTCGATCTTCGCCTTGAGGTACAGCACGTAAAGCTCGTCGTGCGGGGCCTTCACCAGCAGCTCTTCGTCCATGCCGTCCGGATAGCCGGTCGCCATGATCTGCTCGAGCTCTTCCGGCGTCGCCAGCAGCACGTCCGCCGCGATCCTGCCCTCAAGCGCCTTGAGCCATTCGAATTTTTCCTCTTCGGGAAAGGCGTTCGGCTTCGCCGTGTCGGCGTGCTGCATCGCTTTTCTCGGCGTCATGTTCTTCTCTCCTCTCTCAATGATGGATAAAGGCGGGCGCGGGTCTTGTCCCACGCCCGCCTTGGGGTTATTGCCTTAGAGCGAGTTGCCCGCCGCGATACCGCCGATGGCGGCAAAGCGCCAGTCGTTGAAGCACGCGTTGAAGCGGCTGCGGCCGCGCCAGACGTTCGCGTCGGTGTTCTCGTCGATGGTGGAGCGCACCTCGAGCTGAATGCGGTCATTCCACACCGCGCCGCCGTAGGTCTCGTTGTACTTGCTGTCCAGCAGCACCCACGGGGAAACGCCGTTTGTGATGTAGTGGTTCAGATACGGCCACACGATGACGTTCCAGCGGCCGTACTGATAGTTGAAGGCGTTGTTCGCGCTCACAGGGTCCTTGTCCGCGCCGATGGCCGCGAATACCGCCTTTTTGAGGTCGGCGTTCTCGGGGATCAGGATCGTGTCAGGGGCCACGTCAAGGATCTCGTCGTTGTCGCCGCGGAACAGGTGCATCTTGGTCTCGAGCTTGCCCAGCGCGTCCACGCTGAACGCATCCTTGAAGCAGTTGCACTGCTTGTCGCCGCTCACCTTGGGCACGTGCTCCTTGGCGAACAGGTTGCTGCCGTCCGCGCCCGTCAGGTCGAACTTGACGCCCTTAAAGGTCACGCTGCTGTTGCCCATCATGGCCGCGCCGTACAGCGCCGCGCCAAAGAGCTCGCGCGTGCGCTTGTAAGAGGTCATAAAGGCCGCAGGCTGCTTGCGCATGTCGAGCAGCTTGCCGTCCTCGATCATCTCCTTGGACACGCTGAAAGAATCCTTCCACGTCTGGTACTTGAGGAACTTCTGGTAGCCCTCCTGCATGCCGTCCAGCGGATAAGCGCCGTTCTCGCCCACGGGCTCAAAGCCGCTCATGGCCGTCAGCGTGGTCATCACGTCGCCGTAGTTCTTGGAAGAACCCGTCAGGAACAGGTTCTTCAGCACGCTGTTCTGCTCAAATTCCTCGCCGCGCTTTTCAAGGAACATCTTGATCGGCGCCTGGCAGTTGCCGTAAACGCTGTTGTTCAGGTTGCTCGATTCCGAAAAAATGATTTTCATTGCTTACTTTCTCTCCTCTCTTCCGTTTTCCTTAGACAAAGCGGCCGCGGATCATGCTGCCCGCTTCCGTGCCCTCAAGGCTCACGACCTCGAACGTGCCGGGCGCCGCCGCATCCGATCCGCCCGTGACGTACTTTGCCTTGAGGCCGCCGCTCGCCACCTGGATCTTGGTGCCGACCTTCACGGCCGCTGCGGCCGCCGCGAGCTCGGTCTCAAAGGTGTACTTGCCCTGCACGCGAGTCACCGCCAGCAGCTCGCCCGCGGCCACCGTGCCGCTCTGCATGCACACATAGGGCGGCGTGGTCGCCTGGTCGGCAGCGATCGCCGCCAGCTTGCCGTTCGTCACGTTCAGCAGCTGGCCGACCTGATACGTGCCCGCCGCCGCTTCGATGTACTCAAACGGGGTCATTGCCCCGTCCGTCGATTTGATGGGAATAAACATTGCGTTCCTCCTTGTCTCGTTAGTTTCTGTTCTTCTCGATCCACGTGCGGATCTCCTCGTCCGTTGCCGTGGGATTGAAGATGCGGAAGCTCGCCAGCTCCTCGCTCGTCACGATCTTGCCGCCCGCGCCGCGGGATGCCGCCGCGCCGGTCAGGTGGTCCTTGCCCCTCTGACCCGTCAAGGCCTGCGCTCTCGCCGCCTCGGCCAGCGCCTTCTCGCGCCGCTCGCGCGTCGAGATGAGGTAGGCGTCGTAAAACGACATGCCGCTCTTCACGCGCGCGTAGAATTCCTCGCTCTCGGGGAGCTTCAAAAGATCCTCCACGCCGTTCACCTCGGGCTCGAGCGCGTGGATCTTCTTGATCTGCTCGTCGATGGCGCGCTGCATCTTCTCCTGCTCCGCCGCGGCCTGCTCGCGCTCATGCGCCGCCACGATCTCCGCTGCCCGCTTGACGACAGGATTCTCGCTGATCGCCTCATTGAGAGATTCCTGCGTCAGCTTCCCGGCCTTGAGGTCGCTTTCGAGCTTCTGCTGCTTGAAGGACTTCGACCATTCGTCAAACTGCTCCTTCGTCGCGATGGGCTCGCCCGTGATCGTGTTCTTGAGCCCCGCACTTTCGAAAAAAGCCTTCCACTCCGCGTCCATCTTCTCGCTCTGCGCCTTGAGCGCCGCGTCCACCGCGGCCTGCTGCTCGGCTCTGCGCCGCGCCGCCGCATGAGCTCTGCGCTCGTCGAGGGTCTGCTCCTTCTTCGCGCCCTCCGCATCGTTGTTGTCTTCTGCGCCTTCCGCGCCGTCCCGGCCCTCGGGAGCGGTTACGGCGCCCTCTGCGCCCTCGCCGCCCGTCGTGCCGGTATCGCCGCCCTCCGGCGTGCCGTTGGTCTCTTCTGCGGCCGGGGCAGCGGCGCCCGGCTCGTTTGCGCCTGTGGGCTCCTGCTGCGTGCCTGCCTCGTCAGGCGGCACCGTCAGGCCCATCGCTTCAAAGACGTCTTTTTCCGTGAATTCCATGTTCTCTTCCTCTCTGGCATGTTCCCGCTATCGCCCTGCGACTGCGCAGCCGTTGGCAGTTTTACTGCCTTACGGATGCGGCGTCCCCTTTACGGGGAATATTCCTTTATTACTTGCTTCTCAGGTCGCTGCCCGTGTGGACGACGCCCTTCTTCGAGTCGGTCTGCTGGTTCGGCGCTTTCACGACCTGCGTGCCGCCGTTCTTGATTCTGCCGACGTAACCGCTCTTTTTGCTCATGCCCGCGTCCTCCTTTCCTTCGGATTCGGCATTTTCCCGCTGTTGCCCTGCGCTGTCCCCTTTGTGGGGCTCTATGCTCTGTGCGCCTTCTTTCGCGCCTTTAGCCTTTCTTACTGCTGCATGTAAAGTCCTTTCGCCTGTCCGCTCGCGGCGTTCATGGCATCCTGCTGTGCCTGCGCGTCGATCGCCGCGGCCAGCTCGTCCGGCACGCCAGCGCCGCCGCCCGGCATATCGCCCTGCATGTCCGCCTGCTGCGCCGCCTGCTGCGCGGCCATTTCTTCTTGCCGCTGCGCCTTTTCTTCGAGGTGCTTTTTCGTCTGCGCCGCGCCGGGGTAGTGCAGCTCCTCCATCTTCGCCCAGAACAGAATGAGCGTTTCAAGGTCCGTCGGGTCTCCGAAGGCCCCGCCCTCAAGGTTCTGCCGCGTCTCCTGCCACATCGCCTCGCGGTTGCTCGCCAGCGGTGCGCTCGTGTCGCACGAGAAAAGGAACTGATCGTTCCAGTGCAGCTCGCCGTCTTCGCCTTCTTCAAGGAAGTCATAGCGGTTGAACTCCTCGTACATCGTCTCGCCCGTGCTGTCCTTATACGTCACCGGCCGCGGCTCGTCCGAGTACGCCAGCCAGAACTTGAACATCGTTTCGAAGAGCTCGGCGTAGGCGGCGTTTTTCATCACGCGCTTGCTCTCGAGGCGTCCCGCCGCCTGCGCGGCAGAGAATTCCTTGGCCTTGCCGCTCGTCGCGGTCGTGTCCTGCCTGCCCTGAAAGCTGTCCGTGATGCCGATGATCTGCCGCGCCTCTTCGTACACCTGCGCCAGATACGTGAGCTCATACTGCAAATTGCCCGAAAAATCGTAGACGTCGATGAGGCTTTTAGCGCGGGGGTCTCCGATGTACCAGCGCTCGCCGTCCTCGGGATCGGTGCGCAGGTCCACCCGGTCGGGTAGCGTGATGCGCGTACCTGCCTTCATCAGTCGGTCGATGATCTTCTGCTCGATGCGGTTGCTCGTGTTCTGCTGGTCGCGGATCATGTCAACGTCGCTGTTCCCGAGCAGCTGGCCGAAGACGCTCACGCTGCGCTGCAAGATGATCGGGTAGCGGTCCGGCCGGTAATACGGGATGCGCACCGGCACCTGCACGATCTGTCCGTTTTCGTCCACCGTCTCCTGCATCCCGCCGATAAACGTGCCGTCGCTGCGCTGTACCGGCGCATAGAGCTCTTCGAAGTCCTGCGTCTTGCTCTCCCAGTCCTTGCCGCCGCACCACGGGCACGCACCGCCTGAGTAGGCCGCGCCGTTTACCTCCTGCCCCGGCAGCGGCTTTACCTTGCCGCAGCTCTTGCACACCGGCTGCCTGCGCGCCTGATAGTCCTTGAGGTTTTCGAGCTCCGTGTCGTTCACCCACGTGTAGCGGTCGATGCCGCCGCGCTCGTTGAGCTTGTAGCCGATGTAAAGCGTCAGGTTTCGGTCGCTCGTGGATCCGTCGCCGCCGCGGACATCCGGCTCGCTCTCACCCTCGTTTTCAAGCAGCACGCCGTAGCGGCGCTCGACGTAGCCCTTCGTCGTCGGCACCTTGACGATGAAATAATCCATGTCGGCAATGCCCGTGTAGACGTTTGGCTGCGGCGCGAACTGCTGCGGGTGGATGAGCGTCACGTTCACCTCGCCGACGGTCGTGCTCGTGCGCTTCGTGTTATCCCACTCGACCAAAAAGCCCACGCCGCCCTGAATGGGCACCGTACGCTCGGCCAGATCGTTCAGCGCCTCAAACGGGAGCCGGTCGAGCTCGTTGCGCAGAAAGTGCTCGATCACGTCGGCCAGGTGCTCGTCCTTCTTGCGCCGCGGCGTCACCTTCGGCTGCGGAATGCTGCTCGATACCTGGCTTTCGATGTTCTCGAACGTGATGTTGCGCACGTGGCTCGTCTTTTTCAGCGTGCCGTCGAGGTGCGTGTCGCCGGGGACGAGCGGCTGCATCGTGCGGTCCCCGTTGTAGACCGCCTCGCGCTCGTTCATTTTTTCGACTTCTTTCGACCACTTGGCGTCGCTCTCATTGAGCCTCGCCTGCCACTCGCGCAGCTCCTCGCTGATCGTGCTTGTCTTTGCTTTTTCTTCCATGTCTTTTCTCCCTCTCATCGCGGCTCGCCCCAGAGCGCCAGCATTTCTGCCCGCTCGGTCTCGCTCGCGCTGTTGTAGTCCTCCCACATGTCCGCCGTCCAGCGCGTTTTCTTCTCGCTGCCGGCGGTCTTAATTTCCATCGTCTGCTGGGGCCGCGCATAGTGCGCGATCGCCAGCGCCATCACGCAGTCGTCGTGCGCGCCCGGCTCGGCCTCGCCCTGCAAGTCTTTCTCCCGCCGCACGAATGTCAGCATCTCAAGCAGCGTGTCGCGGTCGTTCACCGTGCTCATGCTCTCGCGCAAAATGCGGATGAGCTCAGACAGGATCACCGGTCTCGTCAGCCGGTTCGTCTGGAAGCCGAAGGCGTGCTTGATCTTGCCTGTGAAGTCGTCCTCCACCTCGCGCACATACAGGTTGCGGTAGCCCATCAGGTCAAGCAGCTTCGTCGGGTACGTCGAGAAGTTCGTCTCGATGGCGAGCAGCGCGTCGTTGTAGTACTTGCCGAGGCAGTACATCTGCCGCGCATACGTGTCCTCGTCGTACTGGTGGCGCAGCGTGCAGACCTGCTTGCCCGTGATGTTGTCGAGCACCTGCCCGACGAAATAATCGCTGCCGTCGCCCGCCGTGTCGCCGCCGATGACATAGGGCCGCCCCGGCACCGGTTCTTCGTAGATCGTCACCGCGCCGTCCGGATCGTCCACCCACGCCCAGCGCTCGAGGTGTACACCGTCTTCCTTGACGACGTTTTCGAAGTAGCCGCGCCTCGGCTTCTTCGCCCGCTCGACGATAAGCAGCCGCTCGCTCACCTTTTTCGCGTCGAACACCGTCTTGCCCGTCACGCCCCACTGGCCGAGGCAATAGACCTGGTAGTAGTACTCGTCCGTCTCTTTGAAGGCCTCAAGCGTCGTGATGGCCTCCGCCGTCAGAAAGCGGTTGTCGAGATACGTGCTCTCGTGTACCGTCGCGCGTGGGTCCTTGCGGTCGAAAAACCGCTTTTTCAGCCAATGTGTGATGCTGATCGGATTGAACGTCAGGATCATTTGCAGGTAATAGGGGAAATCCGTTCTCAGTCGGATATCCAGCTGGTCGAAGTCCCCCTGCTCCAGCTCGCTCGCTTCCTCGATCCAGATGCCCGTGATGTCGTAGATCGACTTGAGCTTTTCCACGTCGTCGAGGCCCGCGAACAGGATCTTGCTGCCGTTCGCAAACGAAATGCTCATGTCACTCTTGTTGACCTTCGCCCCGCTGTCGGGGTAGAAGTCGGATATCTGCCCGCGCAGCTGCTCAAAGCAGCTCTCGCGCAGCGTCCGCGCCACCTTGCGGCACACCAGCCAGCGGTGCCCCGGCTCGCTTGTCACGCGCTCGAGCACCTTGCGCCCCGCGAAGATCGACTTGCCGCTGCCGCCGCCGCCTTTCAGGACGAGGTAGCGGTGCCGGTCGAACAGCAGCGGCAGGAAGTGCGCGTTGTTCGTCGCGCGGAAGTCCCGCCACCACAGCGCCACCTCAAGCTCTCGCTCATAGGTCCGCGTCTTCGTCGCCGCCATCGTGCTCAAACTCCTGCATCAGCTCGCGCAGCATCGCTTGCCGCTCCTCGAGCGGGATGCTCGCCGCCGTCACGGTCTTTGTCGCCCGCTCGCCGAGCTCGACCTCTTTCTTCTCGCTGTAGCCGTAGTTGTTCGTCAGGTTGAAGAGGATTCCTTTCAGGTCCTTGCCCGGCCGCGTCAGCATCTCGTGCTCGTTCCAGGCCTTCATGCGCTCGCGCACCCGCTCGCCGACGGCCGCGAATTCCTCGCTCTCGCCCATGTACCGGCTCCACGTCGCCCGGTCGATGCGAAGAAAGGTGCACAGCTCGTGCATGCTCGGCGGGATGATGTACTCCGTCACCTCGACCTCTTCGCCCAGCGTGTTTTTCACCGGCACGGGGATGAGGATCACATGGCCCTTGTCGTCGCGCTTGCCGCTGTCCACCATTTCCGTGACCTTCACGCGCCGCGTGATCGCTGCGAAATAGCGCTCGCAGGCCTTGCCCAGCGTTGCCGCCGTGTATTTCTTCTGCCGCGCCATCCGCACCCCTCCCCTCGGCGCGCTTGCCTTGTTTTCAAAAAGTGTAGCAAATGCAACAGGTCACGAACCGTCAACTTTTTGAGGGCAAAAAAGAGCCGCAAACCCTTGTCAAATCAGGGCTTGCAGCTTTTCCTCGCACGCGCACGCGCGAGAGCATGCACGCAGCGCGCCCGGGCTCCCCCGCGCGCGTCGTCGTGTTGCGTTTGCTGTATGCTGTTGTTACCGGCGCCGCCGCATCTCGAAATGGATATAATACCCCCTGTTCGTCTCGTTGCGGCATGGCTCGCAGTTTACGAGCTCATAGCCCGGGAAGCGCGATTCAAACCATTCGTTTGCCAGATGGATCTCTGCCGCCTCAAAAAGCGTGCGCACGTCCTCCATCGTCAGGTCATCGCGCGGGGGCTGCGCCTCCGGCTGGACGAGGTTCCGGCTGCCGCTCCACCGCTTGTAGCTCGCGTCATCCTTCGTGATGTAATGCGTCAGGCCGCTCACTCCCTCGTCGCCAAATTGCAGGCGCTTGCTGTTGGCGTAGCCGCGCCCCCACAGCGATTCCAGCGTGTCGCGGTCAAGCCCGCCCGAGATGATGAGATGATGGTGGACGCGTCCGCCGCGTCCGCCCTTTTCCGTGGAGAGTATGTACTTGAATTCGACCCCGATCTTGCGGTACCGCCGCTTGAGCGTGCGCAGATAGTTCTGCACGATGCGCAGCGCGTCCTCTGCGCTCTCCGGCGTGTGGTCGGGGTCGTAGGTCAGATGCAGCGCGAGGTCTCGGCTCGTGAAGTTCATGTGCACGATGCGCGTCAATCTCTTCGCCGCGTTCCTCTGGTTGAGCTTCTTCTGAATTTCGCTCGTCGGGCGGCATCTCTTTCTGCGCTCTCCCGGCTTCTGAAAGACAGGATAGATATCACCGTCCAGATAATCGCCGCACACGTACACGCGCTCACGGTTGAATGTTCTGCCCCGATACATAGCCCCGTCCTCCTGCTTCGGAATTGTTCGCTAAGTTAAGATACGTTACAAGCTCGAATCACGCGCGCGTGCGCACGCGTGATATTGAATAATGTGTGTTCGGCCTTCTGTGCGCCGTCGCTCCCTTTCGGCGGCAGCGCACACAGGGCCGAAGCCCTGTCACAGTCTCCGCGGGAAGCCCTCGTAATACTTCCGCACGATCCGCTCGAGCGTTGAGCGGGAGAGGTTGTGCTTCATGCAGATGTAGGTCGCGTTCGCGTCCGTCGTCACGAATTCGAAAAGTGCCTGGTAGTAGTCCTCGCCGCCGCACTCCATACACAGGTTGAGGATCTTCCGCTGCGCCTTCTCCGGCATTTCTCGATACAGCAGCGATGAAAAATAGATATATCCCTGCCGTTCATAGCTCACCGGCACGCTCTTTTTGTATCGGAACATCGCTCTCTCCCCTCCTCTCCCGCTCTTTGTCCGTCAGAAGCGGAAATACTCTTTCATGCAGCGCCACACGTTGCGCCACGGATGCGCCATGCACCACTTGAGGCTTTCGTGATAGTCCTCTTTGATGGCCTTCTCTTTTTTTAACGCATTCAGCGCCCCGCACAGCAGCTCTTCCTTGCGCTTTGCGTTCGCCTCCGCCTCGCTCAGCTGCGCCCTGATGCTGTTCGTCTCTACCGCGGCCTTGCGCGCGTTCTCTTCCGCGGCCTTGAGCTCCACCATGCGCTCGCCGAGCTGCTTTGCCAGCTCGCGGCTTTCGTTCTTTGCCTTCTCGATGGCCTTCATGTCCTCGCCGTGCGCCTCGAGCGCCTGGTCGCGCACCTTCTCTGCCTCATCGATGCGCGACCGCAGCATCGCCGCCGAATGGTCCGCGCTCTTAAACTTCGCGGTGACCTCTTCCAGTGCCTTTTCATTCTCCTCGAGCTTTTCCGTCAGCGTTCCGATCTGCCCGCGCAGCTCGGCCTCTCTGCTCTCCGCCGCCTCCTGCTTATCCAGCGCCTCCTCGAGCATTTTGAGCATCTGCTCCTTCGTGACCTTTTTAATGTTGATCTTCTGCATCGCTCAGCCCTCTACGATCATCCAGTCGTCAGCCAGCATATCCGCCTGAGAGGCGAGCCAGCCGAGCTGCACGCCGGACGTGCCGACAAAGGCAAGTGCCTTGTTCCCGATGGCCTCGTGCTTGGCATTGATTACCTCGTGCGCAGCGTTTTCGTAGCTGATGCGCTCCGCAAGCTCAACGTACTGGTTCTTGCCATTCCAGCCGCGGCGGGCGATCTTCATCCCCTTCTTTGCCGCCTCGATAGCAAGTCCAAAACTCAGCCCGTCAGTCGGGCGATACGCCTCGTCACAGCAGGAACGCTCGCATTCTTCATCGCAGCAGTGATTCTCCGCCGCTGCCTCGCCGTTCACGCCGCCCACCGCCGTTTGCAGCAGGAAGCCCAGCAGCTCCCAAACCTTGTTTCTGATCCGTTTCATGCAGATTTCCTCCCCCAGCTTCTCGTCGTAGTTCTCCGCGCTCACGCAGCTCGAGCTCTCCACGATCACAAAGCCGTTTTTCAGCACCGCGCGCACAACGGTCGTCTTGCCACCCATCGTCACGGTTTCGTGGTGGTCGATGAATCGCTCGACCATCTCCGCGCTGATGCTCGGTGCCTCAGTCTTGAGCATGCCGTTTACCTCGAGCGGCAGATAGGCGCTCTCGAAGACCCCCTTCGGACTGAAGGACTCGTACCCGTCCGGGTAGCGGACCTTGTAGCCGGACTTGACGGGCTCGTCCAGACGGACCGGCGCGTTGACGGGGGCAATTGTGCCGTCCGCGTAGCGAAGTGCGGGCTCCGCCTCGATAAGTTTTGTTCCGATGTACTGTTTCATGGTTCTGTTTCCTTTCTTTTTCGCCCGCAGGCGTGATTAAAGATGTAGCTGCTCGTGCTCGCGCGGCTTCTCGACGAGGATCTTCGCGACCTTTACGTCGCCGTAGCGCTCAAGGTCCATCGCCGCGCGCTCCTTGATGCCCTGAACGGCGCTCTCCGGCACGTCGGCCTGCAAAATAAGCGTCACCTTCATGCCTTTTTCTCCATTGCGCCCAGGTCGCTGAGCCCCCGCTCAATGACGCGCCACACGTGGATGTCGACCATCAGCCCGTCCACGACGATCGCGCGCAGCGTCTCGCGGCTCACGTCCCCGCCGCAGGCCGTGCTCACACGCTCTGTCCACCCCGGACCGGTCCGCACCTTGTAGCGCACCAGCGTGTCGAAGATTTTCCGCTTCTCCGCCGCGCCGTAGCCCTTGACGCTCAGCGTCGGGAGCGGTTCGGGCGGCGGCGCTTCCGCGGCCGGCCGCTTGTCCTGTCCCGCCGTCCACGCAAGGCCGTCTTTCTCGCCCTTCGGTGGCGCGATGGGCGCGGGCTTGTCCGCCTTCGCGCCCTTTTTCTCGCCCGCGCCGAGCATCGTCCGCCGCATCAGCGTGTTAATGGCCCAGTCCGCGCAGTATGTGCAGAAGTCGAGCTTCGCGATCTCTCCGCCGCCCGCGCCGCTCGCCGTCACGCTCACACACTCATGCGCGCTCATCCCAGTGATGACCCGCCCGCACCGATCGCAATATACCTGCACCATCCGTCAGCCCTCCTTGTCCTGCCACCCGCAGCTCGGGCATATGTAGGCGTCTTTCTCCGCGTTATAGAAGACGCGCGGCGAGTTGCACGTCGGGCAGATGAAGATATCGCCCGCAAAGCCCGGATTGCCCAGCGGTCCGGCAGGGTCTCTGTGCCCCTGCACGACTTCATCGCCGCGTCGCAGGAACTCTTTCAGCGTGCCGCCCTGCTTTTTCAGTCCCTCGTCTATCTTCGTCAGCGCCTCAAGGCCCTGCTGCTGGAATTCGATCAAATCAGCCGCCGCGACCATCAAGCCGTCTGCGCATGTCGTGTCCTCCGGATCGTCGTCCCACAGCGGGCACCCGTCGCAGTTGTCGCTTGCGCAGCATCGCAGCGCCGTCAAAACCTCGTCACTTGTCATCGCTCTTGCCCTCCTTCGGCTTGACGCGCCGCACGATGCTGATGCAATTTGGATTGCTGTTCTCCCACATCGGCGATTCAGGGTCGGCCGCCAGCAGTGCAAAATGAGCTTGAAATGCTTTCGCCAATCCTTCGTCGCTCCTCGCAAGCATGCCGTAAATGGCATGGGCCAGAAAAGTTGTGTCGCTCAAAAGTTCCGTGAGCGACCCTTGTGCCTCGAGTTCCGTCACCTTTCCGTCCTTGGTCTTATAACTCAACATGTCTGTGCCCTCCTTAAAATTTGAAGCTCTCGCGGATGATCACGCCGCCGACGTTCGCCTCCGCCGTAAAATACCGATGGTTTTCGTTGATGTACACGATTCTCCCGTGTACCCCGCCTTTCTTGCCGAGCGCTGAGACGATCCCGTTCGATCCCTCCCAGCTCGTCGGCACCCAGCTATACGTTTCTCCGACAAACATGCTCATTTCTCCTTTTCCGGCCGCATCAGCGGCTTAAATACCGTCTGCACGCCCTGCATCTGCGGCGTCAGCCACACGCACCACATGACGTCCATGAGCGGGCTTGCGCCCTTTTTACCGTCTCGCTCCTTGAAGAGGAAGTCCGGCCGCCATGTCAGCGGCAGAACGTAGCTCGGCGGGATCTCGCGGAAGAGCTGCGCCCGCTTCGCCGCGTGCCAATACTGCGCCTTGAGCAGCATCGCAAACGGCTTGCCAATCTCCGCCGCGTGGCGGATAAACTCGTCTGCCAGCGAAAACGGCGGATTCGTGATAATCCAGTCGGCCGCAGGCGCGTTTCCCGGCTGTCGAGTGGTCAAGAAGTCTATCCCGTCGCGGATATCCGTGCCGTAGACAGCCATCCCGCAGTCCGCCAGCGCTCGCACCATATCCCCTTGCCCACGGGCCGGTTCCCATATATCCGTCCCCGCTGGCAGCTTGAGAAAGCGCATCAGCGCCACCGTTACCTCCGGCGGCGTCGGGTACAGGTCGGACGCCTTGCGTGCCTTCGCTCCGTTCCCGCCCATGATCTGGCTCGCCTGAATGCTATTCATCGCGCGCCACCTCCTGCACCTTCCCCAGCGGGCAGTAAACCAGGCAGTTGTGCTTGCTCGCGTCCCGAAGGATCGCTCTATGTACCGCCTTGCCGCTCTTGTCGAATCGCAGCTCATAGCCCTCGGGGTAATATTCGATCCCGGCGTACAGCACTTTCGGCTTGTCCTTTTTCACCGCCGCCTGCACGCACAGGTCTAAAAATGTGCTTCGTTTCATGCGCTCACCCTTTCCCACAGCTCGCTCAGTGTGCCAATATAATGCGGCAGTGCGCAGTCTTTCAGGTTAGCGGCAACCAAGGCGCCCGCGACGGGCGGGCATACCGCATTCCCGCATCGTGCGACCTGAGCGCTGCGCTTGTACTCTTTGCCCGTATAATCGCGGTCAATAATATAGTCCGGCGGAAACCCCATCGCGTTATACAGCTCGCGCGGCGTCAGCATCCGTAACCCGATATCGCTGATAAAGTACGCCGCGCCGCTGATCCAGAGCAGGATAATCTCGTCATCGCCGAGATCGTAGCCGCAATACGTATTCAGCAGCGCCCTCACCTTCGGCCAGAAGCCCAGCCCCGCGCCGTTCTTGCAGCGCTCAATCGTTACTTTGACGGCGGCGAATTCTCCCGCCGAGGCGGTAACGGTTTGCAAAGGTTCCGCCGGGGCTTGTCCGATGTTGTCGCCCTTGAATTTGCAGATGTGCGTTATCATCAGCGCGTCGCGGTCTTTTGCTGTCTGCGTATGTATTGGCTCGCTGATGTCGATCGGCCGGCCGTTGCTGTAATATTCGATGAGGTTTGCAGACGCGAGGCCGTAGCGGTTGGATCCGTCCACCGTTTGCAGCGGAGCGTCGAGCCCTTGCACCCGTGCGCTCTCCGTTCTCTCGGTGTGATACTGAATCAGACTGGATGCAATAAGCATCTGGCCGCCCCCGCCGCTCGTGCGCGCTGTGTTCAATGGTGCACGGCAGTCCGTGCCCGCCGCGCCGGAAACATTGCTCATGGTCAGCGGCGACAGCACGGATTTGCACACGCCGCCGGTATAGCGGCCCGTTATGGTGTTGACAGGCGTTTCGATACTTCGCGTGTGCCCGTCACCGCCGTGATTGCACTCCACAAGGAATGGCTTCCCGCTTTTAATGGTGAACCTGTCCACGCCGCGGATGACGCGGCGCATCGTGTTGTCCGCCAACGGACGAACGGCTTTTAGCCCGTACCTCTCTGCGATCTCTGCTTTGCTGGCGAAAATGCTCGGGCACGGAAGTGCCCAGTCAATGACCTCTGCGGCGCTTCGCCAGCGCGGCAGGCCGTCCTTCCCGTCTTTGGCGTGAGTAGGCTCGGGAAATTTCACCGGCTGCCCATCACAGCGGAACACGGCGAACCAGCGCTTGCGGATGGTCGGCACGCCATAATCGGCGGCGCATAGAATTTTGCTGCCGAAGTCATAGCCGAGGCCTGTAATCAGCCGATTTGCCTCCGCGCCGTCTTCCGGGACGTGCAGGAACTCGCAGCATTCCTTGAGCGCCGGATGATCCGGTGCAATGCCGCTTGTCAGCATGGCAAGGAAGCCCTTGAAAGTCTCCCCCGCCCGTGCAGGGTCCGGCTGCAACCCCTTCGGCGTTTCGATGCACGGCCCCCATGTCTGGATTTCTTCGACATTCTCCATGAACATCACGCGCGGCCGCACGGCGAGCGCCCATTTGACCACAACCCACGAGAGCCCGCGAATCTCTTTCTTGACCGGCACGCCGCCGCGTGCCTTGGAGAAGTGTGTGCAGTCCGGTGAGGCCCACAGAATGCCGACCTTCTGTCCGGCGCAGACCTCTTTCGGATCTACTGCGAAAACGTCCTCCTGCAAATGCCGCGTCCAAGGGTGGTTCGTCTTATGCATCCGGATCGCATCGGCGTCATGGTTGATAGCGATGTCAACGGGCTTACCGGTCATACACGAGATTCCCGTGTCGCTGCCCCCTCCGCCCGCAAAAAGCACGACACTCAGCTCGTCGAGCGCGCTTTTCTGATAATTTCGTTCCAGCATTTCCCTTGCGCTTCTTCCCCGCCGCATGCTATAATGGCGGGGAAGGAAATCTCCTTTCATGTGTGTTTTTCTTCGTGGCGGTTGACCGGTGCCATCGGTCAGCCGCCTTTTTCATGCGTTCACGGCCTGCATGGCCCATTCCGGCATGGCGCTTTTGGCTCTCGTCCGCCGGTCCGGCACGTACAGCGGGCAGCGCACGACGCGATAACTGTCGGTCGTGTAGCGGTAGCACTTCTCGCCGTGCTCGCTTTTCGAGCCGTTGATCGTCGTTTTCTCCGCCTCCCAGCCCTTCACGGGCTCGAAGCGGATCGCGTGCGTCACGGGATCTCGCTCCGTCCACGAGCAGCCGCCGCACGCCCGCGCGCACGACCAGCACAGCGTCGGCCGCGTCTGCGGTGCGATAAATCGCTTGTCGTCCATGTGCGCTTCACTCTCCCGTCATCTCCACGGCGATCTTGCCGAGCACCGAGACGACCATCCATTCCGCCGCCAGCGCAGCGCCCGCGCGCGTCAGCTCATTCGCCAGCGCCCCGTAGGCGTCCTCGTTCTGGTCTTTGATGGCGTCCCACATCTCCTTGTGGACCTTTTCAAGGTCGCCCGTCGTCTTCTTCGCGCGCTCAATATGGGCTTTGATCTCCGCCCAGCTCTCGTTGTCGCTCGCAAAGCCGCGCCCTCGCTCCTGCATCGTCGTTTCCAGCAGCTCCGCCGCCGTGTGCTCAAGGTTGCCGAGCAGCCGCGCGCCCGAGGATAAATAGCTCATCTGCGCACCCCTCTCTTTCTCCTCGGCTCGTCCAGCTTCAGGACAAGCACCATCCCGCGCCACGTCAGCCAACCGGCGCCCACCGCCGCCAGCCACGTGACTGCCGGGTCGGTCTCCGCCGCCGCGCCCGCCGCGTCCATCGCCAGGCACCCCGGTTCCAGTAGGCACAGCAGCAGCACCGCGATCCACAGCAGCACCGTCAGCCGCAGCAGCGCCGCCGCGTAACGCAGCGCTCTTTCTTCTCTTGTGCGATTCTTTTTCATTTGTTGTTCCTCATTTCTGCAAAGGTGGTTCCCTTGCGTGTTATTGCTTGATGTAGAATTTTGCCTTGCCGCGCATCAGCTCATTGAGGTAGGTCACGCGCAGCCACGACCCCAGCTTTTCGCGCTGCTCGTCGCTGAGCGTGTCCACGTCCACCTCTCCGCCGTCCGCCGTTTTGACGTAGGCTTTCACGATGATCGGCTCCTGTTTTCGCTTCCCCATTCCTGCACGCTCCTTTCCCTCGAATGTATGCCGCCGCGGCATGTCCGCTTGCCACCGCCCTGCCGCCGTGCTATACTGGCGGCGAAAGGGGGTGAAAATATGGGCTATATCGTTCGCACATCCGACCTCTTCCAGATGGCGAAAGAGGTTCTGGATTCCGGCGCAAAGTATGTTGAACTGGAATACCTCGAAGAGGATCGCACCGACCCCGCCGATCCCATTCCATCCAGCATCAATTTCTCTGCGCTGGATGTCCTCGACCACAGCGTTTTCTATGACTTCGAGGACATTGATGTCCTCTCACCCGACCAGCTTGATTGAATACTCGATCCTCGAGCCGCCATGCCTGACCCGCTGGCGGCTCATTTTTTTAATGGCTTGTCGCAGCGCCTCAAAGGCTTCCTCGCTGCGCACTGTCGCCTCGATCTCCGGCGTCGCCCCGTGGTAAACATCCCACGTCGTCGCCATCTTCAAAACTTGCATCTGTGTCGCCCCTTTCATATTCCAGACGAAGCACCGTTTCAGGGTTTGTGAAATTCGCACTCAGCAATCTAACCAGCCTTTTCAAGGCCGGGTAGCTCTTGCGCCGCTCCCTGATCCTGATTCCGTCCTTTGTCGCTACGGTCTCGCGCTCTCCGCACCGGATCGTTACGGCATCCCGCTCGATCTGCACATCGGGCGGGATATTTTTATCGCTCTGCATCTGCTTCACGCTCCTTTCACGTGATCTCGTCCAGAATTGCGAGCGCTTTGTGCTTGTACCCGCTGAGCCGTTCCGCCGAGTTGTCGCGCGCGTCTCGGTATACTTCCCGCGCCAGCTCGCATGCGATATCCAGCTCGTTTGCATTGGCACCCACCTTTGCGGCGGTTTCGACCGTGGCTTTTGCCAGTTCCGCCGCGATAGGGTTTCTCACCGCTAACTGCCGCAGCTCTACTTTTTTGATCTTGTTCATACTGCCTCCCCCTCCCCCGATCTCATGCAAAAATAGATGCAGAAATCCTGATCTCCGATTTTGAGTAGTTCCGCGAGTTTTTCTGCCTCGTCAACCGACATGGAACGGATGTTGTTGATTTTCTGACTTGCTGTTGACTGCGCAAGGCCGAGTGCTTTTGCTGCGTCGCCCTGCGTCAACCCCAATTCTTTGATTCTTTCCTTGATCTTCTTTGAGTTAATTGGCACTTTTCTCACCTCTTCGCTGTTTGTGTTGCAAAAAAGACAAATTTAAAGGTTGCTTGCTGACTGTTGCTATCGAAATTTCGGCAAGCCTTCCCGCCCTGCTTGTCGTTTGCCGCGCCCCTGCGCGGTGCTTCTGCATGGTTCTTGCCCCTCGCTTCGCCGCCGTGCTATACTAATGGCGAAAGGGGGTGAAAATGTGGATGCTTCTCTAAAGCCCGTCGCTTCCTGGAATCCCGATATTTGGGAAGACTGGGAGCGCACTCGCTCGGACGATATTCGCCGTATGATCTTGCAGGATTGCGGCGTTCCGCCCGAGCTGACGAACATTGCGGAGCAGCTTTTCCCTGATTTGGAATCATAATCCCTCTTGTGCAGCGGTCAGGCGTCCTCCTGGCCGCTGCGCTTTTTTGATAGCTGCGCGATCAACTTCTCGGCGGCGTCCTTAGTAATATTCCTGCGGTACACGATCTTGTCGCCGCATTCTTCAACGTAGATCGTCACCCTCGTGCCGGTTTTCGGCTTTTCCTTGTCCAGCTGGTCGATTGCCGTATCAAACGGCGCCACGCCCTCGTGCATCATGGTGCGGGCCTCGTCGGCGCACGCGCGCACAAGGCGGCAGAATGCCTCCGGATAGGTCAGCATCGCTTTCTCCCGTGCATTCCCGGCCAGCTCGAAGTCGATGCCGAGATATTTTGCGATGCCGCTTGTCAAGCCTGCGCGATATCCGCCCGGCACCATCGGCAGCTCGTGATGGTCAAATTTCCATTGCTGCATTCCCTTCACGCTCCTTTCTCGCAATAATGCGAGTTAATGGATAAAAAAATGCGGTTGGCATCCTCGTTCGACAGCGGAATGGCTTCCATCATACGATGGACCTCGCCGATGGTGAATTTCTCACCACCAGCCCCCAGTTTCCTGTACAGCGTCGAGGCGTCAACCCCAATTTTCTGAGCCAATTCGGGCACACCGATGCCCTTTGACTTCATCATATCCACTAACTCTTTGACGTTAGTCTTCATTCTTTGCACTCCTTTCTTGCATAAATGCGAGTTTCTATTTTCTTTTATACCACTCGCATTTCCGCAAGTCAAGCATTATTTTCGCATTTTCGCAAATTTATGCTTGCGTTTTTGCAAATTTGCGATTATTATAGTCCCCGAGGTGATGCATATGACTACCGGAGAACGCATGAAGTCCCGCCGAAAACAACTTGGTTTCTCGGCGGAATATGTCGCCGACAAGCTCGGCTGCTCTCCTTCTACAATTTATAGATACGAAAATGGCGATATTGAAAAAATGCCCTTGGATGTTCTTGCCCCGCTGGCCTCAATCCTTTTGGTGAGCCCTGAATATCTGCTTAACGGCAGCGGGATAGAAAAAACCGCCGACCCGAAGGTCGACGGCCTTTCCCCGAAGGAGAATGAACTTCTTGCTCTCTATCGCGGTGTGAATCCTGACGGGCAACGCTACATTTTGCAGCAAGCGGAATTTGCTAATTCTCTGGAAGAATACCGTCTATCCCCCGCCCCTACCGCAAAGTCGGGCGCGTGATTCACGTCGACTTCCGTCGAAAATAATTTTCCGTTTCTCTTGACTTTATTACTTTTGTGTAATATTTTATACACAGGAAGGATATACTCATGAACAGAGATAGTATCTTGGCGTATTTGGAGGAATATCTCGGGACGTTTCGATGTCATGCAAGTCTTTTCGGCGAGATTGCGGGCATCATAGCGAAGAGCGGATATGAGCGCACCTTTTTTACCTTATTGATCGTGCAGCTCCGTGTTCTTGCCGCGCAGGGTCGAAATGCGATCCTGTTTCCCGGCTTCGAGCGGTTGAAGCATTCAAACAGCGAGCTTTACAGCATGCATCTGGACGGCCGGGATTTTAACCTCCGCATTCTGTATTCCTTCCTGCCGGATCATACACCTGTTCTGTTGACAGCTTTCTTTGAGCGCGGCGGCAAGCGAACCTCTGACTATACGCCCTATATTCCCGCCGCCAAAGAAAGACTCGACTATGAAAGGAGCCTTTTTGATAATGAGCAATTCAGGATTTAATTCTTTTGTCGATTCCATTCTGCCTGATGCTTCCGCCGAAAATCTTCAATATTCTGTCCTTTGCGGAATGATTGGCGCAGAGATCGTGATGAAGCGCCGTGAGATGGGGATGAACCAGAAGCAATTTGCCGAGTTTATGGGTGTATCGCAGGGTCTTGTTTCCCGTTGGGAACATGGTGAAACGAACTTTACGTTAGAGACGCTGGTAAATATTGCTTCAAAGCTCGGCCTTGAAATGCAGTCGCCCATCAAGCCGACCCCCGCCAAAGTACCTTATCTTTCGAAGGGAAAAGTTGTCTGCCTTTCTCCAAAAAAGAATTGGTCGGCGCAGAGCTACAGCGAATCCAGCGGTTATACCGAGTTTGACGAATTTAAGGAAATGTGAGGATAACATAATGGTTGTTTACGCAAATGGCTTTCGCATCGCACTTAACGATGAGCAAACAGAAGCGGTCCTGCACCTGACGCAGAATGCCCCGGCTTATTCGGATGCCGGCGATATGATCGTAACGGATGAATGTGTTGGCGCGTTTGTCCTGCCTGCCCCTGTCGCAAAGGCGCTCGCCGAAAAGCTGGGCGCGATTTTTGATGGTTCCGCCAATTGATAAAAAATGCAGCCTCCGCATGTGCGGCAGGCTGCATTTCCATAATGAAAGGTTATTGTAATGACAACTATTGATCTTCGCATCGCCGCGGCCTATATCCGCGTCTCCACCGATGACCAGGTGGAGCTCTCCCCCGCCTCGCAGCTTGTCGAGATCCGCAAGTGGGCCTCTCGTAATGGCTATATCGTGCCGGATGAATTCGTCTTCATGGACGAGGGCATTTCCGGCCGCGGCGTGAAAAAGCGTGACGAATTCCGCCGCATGATCGGCGTCGCCAAGACGAAGCCGAAGCCTTTCGACGCGATCCTGCTCTGGAAGTTTTCGCGCTTTGCCCGCAACCGCGATGATGCGGTCATGTATAAGTCGATCCTGCGCAAGCAGCTCGGCATTGATGTCATCTCCATTTCCGAGCCTGTGGCCGAGGGCGGCATGGGCCTCATTACCGAAGCGCTCATCGAGGCGATGGACGAATACTACAGCATCAACCTTGCCCAGGAGGTCAAGCGCGGTATGGAGGAAAAGCACCGCCGCGGCGAGGTGCAGAGCAATCCGCCGTATGGCTACGGCATCGAGGATCACGTTTTCGTGCCGAAGCCGCCCGAGGATGGCTTTGTGAAAGAGCTGTTCCGCCGCTACCTCGCTGGCGAAGGCTGCTTTCCGCTCGCGCGCTGGATGAACGAATGCGGCCAGCGCACGCACCGCGGCGGCAGGTTTGAAAACCGGACCATCGAATATATCCTGCGCAACCCCGTCTATATCGGCAAGCTGCGCTGGAATCCGGCCGGCCGCACCCGCCGCGACTTTGCAAATGAGAATGTCGTTCTCGTTGACGGCAAGCACGAGCCGCTGATCGACGAAGAGACTTTCAATGCCGTTCAGCGCCGCATCGACGAGCAGAAGCTTTTGTACCCGCGCTATGCCCGCGCGTCCGGAACGCAGAAGCATTGGATCTCCGGCCTTGTCCGCTGTGCCGCCTGCGGCGGTGGCCTCATCGTGAATACGCCGGATTATATGGCTTGCAACAATTACGTGCGTGGCTCCTGCCGCGTCCGGCAGACGGTGCGCCGCGACGCGCTGGAGGCTGCACTGATCTCCCGCCTGCGGGAGGACGCCGCCCGCGGTTCGTCTCTGACCTTCGATGTGGTCCGTTCCAGCGACGGCTCCGCATCTTCCCTATCTGCCGTCGAGGCCGCGCGCGATTCCGCCGTCCGCATGCTCGACCGCCTGCGCGACGCTTACCTCACCGGCGCCGATACCGTCGAAGAGTACAAGGCCAGCAAGGCCGCCGTGCAGAAGCGCATCGCCGATCTCGACGCGCAGATCGCCGCTATGCAGAAAGAGGACCGGGCCGCCGCCGATCCGAAGCTGCTGCGCTCCGCTCTCCGCGCCGTCGTCAAAACGCTGGAATCCCCCGACACCACCGTTGCCGAAAAGAACGCCGCCGTCCGCAGCGTCGCCGACAATATCACCTGGAACAAAGCCGCCAACACCCTCACCATCCACTACCGCCTCGTCCTTTAATCGTGCTCATTTTATGGTTAATTGGTATATGGAGGCC